ATTCCTGTTGTAAGTGTTCCAATAATTTTTATTACCGGACCCACTGCTGCAACAGTCAACGCCATTCTTACAATAAATTTTTGCGTTTCGGGATTCAGCTTTGAAAATTTCTTTGCAAAATCAGCAAGTTTTGTTGCACCTGTAGTAATTGATGGCGCAACAACTTTCAATACAGAGCTTCCAAAGACCGTCAATGAGTTTTTTGCTGAATTGATTGCTTTTCTTATGTCACTCGTTGACGTTTTCATATCTTTCAGGGCTTTTTCTGTTGCTCCTGATGCCTGATTCATTTTCTTTGTCTTCTCTCGAAATGTATCATATTGTGACCCAGTCAATGCGATCGCCGCTGTTAATGCTCTGGAATTACTGAACAGCTTTGCCATTTTATCTGACTGTCCGCCTGTTTCCTTTTGCAAGATTTTTAGTACTCCAGACATTCCTTCTGATTTGATCATAGCCTGTCCATTTTGATATCCATATTTCTGCATTAATTTCGACATGGAATCCGTTGGTTTCAATAAACCAGTAAACAACCCTTTCATCTGCGTGGTGACTTCCGCTGTATTTCCTGTCACACCTGTCAGGGTTGCCATACTTCCAAACAATTCCTGATATGATACATTCAACGATTTTCCAAGTGGAAACAGAGGCTGCATACTTGATGCCAGCTCCTTGTATGTCGTAACACCTAACTTCTGGGTCATAAAAGCCATATCACTGATTGATTGTGCCGTCTTGACATTCACACTGTCATAGCCTTTCATTCCAGAACTGATCAATGCTACTGATTCTGCTACGGAAGCGCCTCCACCTTTAGCCGCTCTTGCTGATATTGAAAAGATATCCTGTGTTTTCTTTCCAAGATCTCCGATGGAACTGATTGTCTGATATACACCTTTTGATACTGTTCCTAATGCAATTCCTGTATCATTCGACACCTGAATCGCTGTATCCTTGTACTTTTGCAGATGCTCTTTGTTATCCAAAAGCGTATTGACCTGACCCATATCTTTTTCAAATGTATCAGCCATCTTTCCAGTTGCTCCAAGTGTTGCAAGAATCGGAGCTGTTACATTTTTCGTCAGAGATGAACCAAAACTGGACATACTCTTTCCAACACTCTTAATCTGGTTCGCCTGCCGTTTCATGTAGCCAACCTGATGCTGTGTCTGCTCTGCAGCTTTTTTCAATGGTTCGGTATACTTATCTATCAGTCGTAGTGTTGCATCAACTACTTTGCTCCTTGTACAATTCCTCTCTTTCCTGGCATTCCTGTCTTATAAATGCTCTCAGCATTGCTCTCTCATTTGGTCCAAGATCATAGTATTGCGACGGAGTCATATTATGATCGCGAAAGAGGAGATATGCCATTTGTATATCTCCTCTTTCGTGAATTAGTTTTTTAGTTCTTCGTCATCGACAACATCTGGACTTGATAAATTAGCAATTTCTGTTGCGATCTCCGGCACTTCTGTTTTAAACAGAATTTTCGCAAGATCAGAGGCATTGATTGCTCCAAAATGCTCCTGCAATTCTTTACTTTTAAGATCTGGATTGATCACGCCTTCTGCAACTGTCATTAAATTTGCTGCATATCCCTGTTGAAAATTATAATTTCCTGCCTTATCAAGTGGCAATGTCTGTAATTCCATCAGACGCTCCGCATCAATTTCCTGAATTGTGATCGTTGGGTCACCAACCAACTGCTGCATATTCCCTGATTTATAAGTTCCTGTTTTATTATCTAGAACATCTTTCTTGTCAAGCTGTAATAATTTCTCTACTAAATTCATCTTATCCTCCTAAATTAAGTCGATTGGTTCTGCATCAGCAAACGTAAATGGGTAGGATTCTTCGCCTAACTTGTTTGCTTCCCAATCTGCCAGTGTAAGCTCATCGAAACTAACTCCTGTAATTTTGACTCTTTCTGTTCCAAGTGATGCCGGATCTTTCAATGCTG